TACGATCCCATACACCAGCGTTTTCCCGTAGGAGTGGAGAAATGTCCGGAGCTTGGGCGGGGGCAAAACCTTGGCTTTGCGCAGCTCCAGTAAACAAATTCTCTTCTTTAAATTCTGCCATTTGTTAAGCCTTTTTCTCAATACCAAAGAAATCACCACCGGTAGGAGTCATACTCCATCCAGTTTGGAACGCTTCAAGACCTGCACCCAGGACACCGCCAAGAGCCTGACCAATGCCAGGACCACGTGCTTGCATCACGGGAGAAGGTGAGAAGAACTCAAATTGAGGCAGCACAGAAGTCTGTGCAATAGTAAGAGCGTCTTGAGCCCGTTTCTGCTGCTCTACCTTGCCCATACGCATTTGGGTAGCACGGTTCTCGCTCATCAGCTGTTCAGTCAGTTGAGCACGGCTACGCCCGTAGTTACCAAGAGTACTCAGCAGCGCACTACGTCGTGCACTTTTACCGTACACTTCACGAGCCGCAGATGATCCCATAGATTTAAGGAGCATCTTCCTCATCGCTTGACTTTTAAAAGCAGCACGACCATAAAGTTCATTAAGGCGTACTTGCTCAGCAGTCCAAGCAGATTGAGCAGCTAAATAGTTGTTTTCAATCTGTTGTCTATTAAAGTCAAGTTTGGCTTCAAAAGCTTTGATTCTATATTCATTAGCTTTTTCTGCCCTAAACTGACCCATCGCATTGTTAAAGGTCGTGTTGTAGGCTGAGTTGTAAGCCTTCTGTTCAGCTACCTTGTCGCCAAGCAGCTGTTTACCAACACTAAACCCAAGTTGTGCAATACTTAGTGCTTCACCTACACCAAAGGTCATACCGCCGCCGCCGGGTTTTGTTTCTGACATAATCGTACAATCTCTATAGAGTAAACATTATCAGGTCCATCCGGAAATACCCGTAGTACCTTAAAACCTAAATACCTAGCTAAGTTAATTAGTTCAGTATTTTTTATATCAATAGTCGTCCATAGATAAGGACGGTTTATATGTTCCATTAACGCTTTACCGAATCTAACGGTTGTGCGTGGATTTTTCTTAACTTGCTTCGTCATCTGTATCCAAACGGCGTTATCTTCCGACACACCGTAAGCTCCATATAGACTCCCATCAGGTCCGTAGATCAGATAGGAGTCATCTTCATGGATATACATAGCAAGAGATAAGACAGGGTGTTGCCCAACTCTTTCAAAGTCTAACAAACCTCTATCCAGCATTTGACTGGTTAGCTCAGGTACGTCGTTAATGGTAGCTGGTTTAAAAGTAAAACCACGGGTGGATGTAGTCATTAGCTCATGCGCCTATAGAAACCGTTAGTGTAACGACCTTCCCAGTTCAAGCTCAGTAGAGATACCGGCATGGGGGTGTCTCCAATAATCTTGATTGACAAGTTCTCGTTACGCTGGTAAATGGGGATGTTGTGGATAGCCTCAGCCGAAAGGTTAACGTTGTTCAGTTCATACTCATTAGGGTACACAGCCTCAATGGTGTTACTCCATTCAGGGCGACCGGTAATGTCGATTTGATACTTAACAGGACCGCTAAGACCGGTAGACACTTTGATGCGATGAACAATAAGATCAGAGGTAAAGTCAGATTGAGCAGTCCTACCATCAGATTGAGTAAGGAAGAACTTAGGTAGCTCAACGTTCATATTGTAGATGTAACCGATGATCATGTTCAGACCACGATAGTCACCTTCAATATCAACGTAATCGCCCCCTGCGTCGTCCACTACGGTGGGGTAAAGCACTGCGCCTACCGATGCACTGGTAACAGCAATATCGTCGTCTATGTAGCCTCCCAGGACCACTACAGCAAGCGTACCGCCAGAGACTTCCTCATATGGGAGATAAACTCTAGTGATGTCTGAATCATCATCATCAGGGTCATATTCTCGATAAGGGTTAACGTTCCAAAAATCGAGACAAACATCAGTCTTTTCTCCAGTAGGTAGGGTCAGATAACCTTCCTCACTAGCTTGTGTAAGATCGAAAGATTGGATTGCAACGTCAGTACCATTAGCCACAACAGCGTAGTAAGTACTTGCATCGAAGAACTGATCCAACAAAGTACCAGTCAGATCCCACTTATACCAAGTACTAACAGCTCGCTGATCACCTTGTTGGGAGAATCGGAACTGATAAACTGTCTTATTACCAACAGTACCCATAGAAACAATAGATAATCCCGGTGACGAGATCATCGAATCAACAGTTTGTGGTACAAGTTCTGGTACAATTTGGGTCTGATCGTACATAAACGGTGGTTGAACACCACTAATGTTAGCAAGTTCAAACAGTCTAGTGTACAAAGGTGTCTTAGAGATGAATGCCAAGGTAGTACCAAGGCTTACAGCTTCGACGTTTTGATCACACTCATAACTCGATAGCTCTGTAATCTTAACTGTCTCAGGGCTGAGAATGTCTTCGTTACCTGCGATGAGGAACTGTTGGGTGTCGCTAAACAGCACAAGACCGGCGTTAGCCGGTTTAACATACCTCAAGTTAACAGGTTTAATCGACGAAGCACTGACATCAATCGGGTCATCGTCGGTAACCGTCAGAGCAGTAGTAGCAAAGAAGTTAAAATAATCACCAGCTTTACTGAGGATAACAGACTCGTTAGACAGGAAGCCTAGCCGGTTACGATAGAAGAATAGGTTATTGATCTTAGCTCCAACAAAGCTAGGATCAGGGTTAGTTTCCAAATCACCGATCTCACGGTCTGCCCAAGTAATAGGACCATAAGTAAATGATCCGTTAGCGTTACGGACAATCTGGTGAGGCAGGGTTTGAGGGTCTAGCTGGTACGTGATGTTCCAAGCATTCGATTCTTCCCACACACCAGGACCGTATGTAGCAGTACCATCAGTTACAAACTTGACGTACATGTCATCAACATCAACGTCGATGCTGTTAACAATACGGACTTTGAAACCGTCTTTACATTGCAGAGGCAGATCAGCAACAGTGGGCACAGCATCTTGGAAGACGCTCATGGAGTCTTCAGACGGAGCACCAGTCACAGAAATAGTAAATGCTGCATCAGCGCTGATGTAAAGACCGGGACCAACTGCGGTAGCAGCAAAAGTAGTCCCACCAAAAGTATTACCATTGATATCACTAACAAGGTCAGATACAATAGAATCTACATCACCACCTGCACCAGCGTTGTGTTCACCCCGCAGAGTACCATCAAGGTAGATACGGTAATGACCAGTGCCCACAACCTTAATGACAACAAAAGCTTCGTTAGGTTTATCAGTAGTGGTAGTGGTCTCCATTGCTACTTCCTTTGCCTTGTTAAGTACAAAGGTGTAGTCATTAAGAGTTAGGACTTCAATGTCAGCAGCAGTAGCACCATTCAAGTAACCATCACTGTTAATTGAGCTAACAACACAAAGATCCAACTCATCTTGGTAATTAGACAGTGCGGTAGCTTCTGCAGTTACAGCGTTGTCATAGTTAGTCTGAGCCGTGTTCATTGCGGTCTCAGCGTTACTCAGATCGGTAGCATCATGGGTAGCCGCTACAGTCTGGATAGCCTGGTAGACACGGTAGCCTTCTGCTGCAATCAAAGGGTACTCATCAGTAAACTCAGTACCCAGGGCATAACCAGAGGGTAGAGTAGTGGTAGAACTTACAACAGTGTTATTGTTCTTGACAATGTAGACATCATTGGCATTTTTTAGAATACCTGATTTAACTGTCTGCTCAATCTCACCGGGTTTGTCGTACTCATACTGTACTTCAAACAAAGCTACTTCTGTTTCATCTTGACCAGCAAGAACCTCAGCGTAGTCAGCTTGCTCGGTATGCAGTTCACTCAGCCTGGTAGCTGTCAGTTCAACTGCAGTTTTATAAGCAGCAGCAGTGGTGCGTACATCGTCAACATCACAGGCACCGGCAAAGACTACATCATCGCCCATGTCAACAGCTCGTGGTGAGCCGTCTGCTAAACTCCAAATGCGGAATTGATTATCGTCATATTGAGCGACATACTTTTCATCTGTATCCCTAAGGATTGAAAACCACTTACCATCAGCAGTAGCGCCATAAAGATCAGATACAAATTTACCGCCTGGGCGCTTGAGAAGACCAAGAGCATAGTCTGGAAAGGCATTCACAGAATCGTTAAGTTGTCCAGGAAACTTACGGTTATCAGGCTGTTGTGAAATACCTAGGAGGAAGTTGGGAATCCTTTGGGTTACAGTACTCATCGCATCAATGCTTGGAAAGGTTGGTAGCTATTGTAATAATTTTTACCATCTTGGAATCCAAACATAGAGTAGTCACCTTGATTACAATCGTACTCAAGAGCAGCAGCTCGGGTTTGGAGTTCTTGTTCTTGCAACAAAGCATTCAACTCTTTGTCTCCTACCATTTTGGTAGCACACATCCGAGCAGCTCGTGCAGTAATGTAAACCTGAATAGCAGCAGGAATATCAGTAAAGTTAAAATACCACACAACGTCTGCTTGGATAGGACCAGTAAACGTGTAAGTATGGTTGTAACGGTCATAGAGTTTATTACCACGTTTAACTACGTCAAACTTATCTCTATGTTGATCTCGGTTAGAATCCATCTGTAGCATGTTAGATGGATAGGTAATTTGATTAGTCGAGGAATCGGGAGTCATCTCATAATGACGTTCCGTGTTAAAGACCCAGCCTTCGGCTTGGACTTGTCGATTAACTTCCCGGAGGGTGTTGAGTACAATAGATACTTCAGGGTTCTGTAGATCTAATGTGGTGACAGGTGCCTGTCCCACTGAGCTAAGTATTTGATTTACAGCATCCAGTTCGGTGGACACAGCATAAGTAGGAAAGGCCATAGGTACCTGTCAATGAATAAAAAAAAGGGGAGCCGAAGCTCCCCCAGTAATAACCAGAAATAAAGATCAGGCGAAAGCCGAAGGCGCAGTGCCAGTACCAGCGAACAGCTCCACACAGGCGGAGGGGTTCAGGTAGTCAGCACCCATAGCCAGGCGACCGACGATCACGTCACCCTGATACAGGATGGAGGTGTCGCCACTGGTCACTTGGACCTGAGGACCGATAGCTTCAACACAGCCAGCAGCTTCGCGCTGGAAGATCAGGCCACAGCTGTTAGCGAATTCGGTGGAAGCACCGTACTCGTTCTGAGGACCGTAGGAACCAGCAGCCACCTTATCGGCAGACTCCATAGCGGTGTCGATGAAATCACCGGTACGCTGAGGAGAAGCCACGTTGGTATCAGTAGTACCACCGGTGGTACCGAACTTGGTACCGTAGTTGCCGAAGAAAGGAATGTTGGTAGACTTGAAGATCTCGATACCAGCAATGGACATGATACCCTTACCGGACTGCAGCGCATCACCCTGCACGTCACGGTTGATCAGAACGTTGGAGTTAATACCACGGATCAGTTCATAGTACTGACGAGGGGTAAGAACTGCAACAC